GAAGACGACGGGGACGACGTTGATCGCGGGATCCTGATGGTCGGTACACCCTCCGCCGCGCGCAGCATGCAGATCAGGCCCCCCGGCTGGTTCAAGGGCCAGATCACCCAGGCCGGCAAGAAGGGCGTCTGATGCTGGCCGACCTGAAGTGCTGCACGCCCGAGTGCGGGCACGTCCACCGAGACGCCGTCATCCCCTACACGCCCATCGGCGAGCAGATCGCGATCGGCCTCCGGTGCCCGAAGTGCCGCGAGGACCTCTGGGCCAGATTCCAGATTGAGCTCTGCTCCAACCGCCACACCGCCTGGGAGTTCGCCACCTGGGGCAACGACGGTTTCGAGAAGGATCCGAAATTTCAGGAGTGCCTCGGCGACGGAATCCCCGTGAGGGACAGCGGATGGTGAAGCAACACCAGTCCCAGATCCGCGCCATGCGGGCCGATGACGTCGGCGTGGTGGTCGGGCCCTGGGTCGGATGCCACTGGTCGGCGAACCGCTGGCTCCCCCGAAACGAGCACCTCCGATGGTGCGGCCAGGCCGTCAAGGAGACCCTGACCCGGGCCTCGGTCTGGGTGGCCTGCTCGCCGGATGACCCCTGCCGGGTCCTGGGCTGGCTCTGCGGCGACACCGTCAACGGGGTGTTGCACTTCGCCTGGGTGCGCGAGGAGGCCCGCCGCAAGGGCCTGTTCCGCCAGATGCTGGCCTGTCTGTTCGCCTCAACCAAGCGTCCCGACTTCTCCGGATGGTCCGCAGAGTGGGCGCGCGTCTACCCTCGCCTTGCTGGTCAGCTGGGGCGCTACCGCCCCGAGTTGTTCCGCGGGCCAAAACCGATCGGAGATCGCAATGTCCAAGGTGTTCGGGATCAAGCTCAAGGCTGCCAAGATCATCTCGCCGCCCGGTAAGGGCATCGCCGATCCGATGCTCGAGGTGGGCCGGGCCGAGGTCGTGGCGATGGCCCTGCTCGACAACTGCGTCCTGGTCGAGAAGTTCACCACCCTGAAGGGCGAGCCGGCGCCTTCCAGCATCTTGACGGCGATCCCGCTGCCCAACGTGCTGGCCTGCTGGCCGGTCGAGAACCAGATCGGCGAGCTGGTGGAGTTCGGGGAAAGCGAAGAGTTCATAGCCAGGATCGATCCCAAGGTGCTGGAGGAAGCCGGTATCCATCCGACGGGAACTGCCCGGATGGAGATGCCCGCCGAAGACCCGGCACCCGCGGCGGTCCCCACGGCGCCGGTGGTAGAGCCCGAGACCATGCCGGATCTCGAGCCGACGAAGTACCGCCGCAAGCCCGGCCCCAAGCCCAAGCACAAGGGATGATGCTTGCCGAAGGCCACCGAAAAACCTGGCGTCGCCCTCCGCAACAAGAAGGGATGGTTCGTCGAGGGGACCAGGGGCGGCCCCGGTAACCCTCGGCTGAACGAGGTTCGGGAACTGGCCCTCGGCCTGAAGCGCGCCGTCGTCAACGCCATCACGCCCGAAGAGGTCAAGGGCCTGATGCGCCAGCTCTACGACATAGCCATGAGCGGCGGCGAGGGCGCGGTCCCTGCGGCCAAGGAGATCCTCGAGCGCACCTGCGGCAAGGCATCCGACATGCTGGCCGATCTGCTGGCCGCCGAGCGCAAGGGGGCCGACAAGATCAATCCTGACGACTACCAGACCCGCGAAGAGAGGATCGTCATCATCCGCCAGATCCTCGAGCAGCGCGGCCTGACCCTTGTGCCGACCGGCAAGAACGCGGAGCAAGTCGAGGATGCGTGATCTACTCACCCGCGGACCTGATCACCGGAACGGATGACGAGAGCCTTGAACGGCTCTACCGCGCGATCGTCGACTCAGCCGACCAGCCCGACCCCATCGAAGACCTGTTTACCCAGCAGATAGACTTTGTGCTGGACCCCGCGAAGCACAAGGCCGCGCTCTGCTCTCGCCGCGCCGGCAAGACCCACATGGCGGCGCGCTACGGGTCGCGCACGGCCAACAAGCGCAGCGGGGCGCGGGTGCTCTACGTCGCGATCACCCGGGGGCGCGCGAAGGATCTTCTCTGGGATGAGCTGAAGAAGGTTGACGCCCGCTATCGCCAGGGCGGGAAGTTCAACGAGACCGAGGCGCGGGTCCGGTACGACTGCGGGAGCGTCCTGCGCCTGATGGGGGCCGACAACCAGAAGGAGATCGTCAAGGTTCTGGGCGAGGCGCACGACCTGGTGCTCCTGGATGAGTCCGCGTTCTTCGGACCGTTCTTTGAGTCGTTCCTGGTCGAGGCCATCGGCCCGACGCTGGCCGACTACGACGGCACGCTCGCCATGTTCTCGGCTCCCGCCCCGCGGTGCGCCGGCTACTTCCACGACGTCACGACCGGCAAGACCAAGGAGCGGTGGAGTCTGCACCACTGGACCGTTACCGACAACCCATGTTTCCCCCGTTGGGCCGGCCGCCCCGACTGGCGCCAGTGCGCGGAGAGATTCCTTGCCGAGCTGCGCCAGGAGAACGGATGGACCGAGCAAAGCCCGGCCTACCTTCGCCAGTGGCGCGGGCGGTGGGTGCATGATGTCGGTGGCCTGGTGTACCATTACGAGCCGACCAAGAACGATTACGACGGGACCTTGCCGGCGGGCCACCACTGGCAGACCATCATGGGGATCGATGTCGGGTTTCGGGACGCCTTCGCGATCGTGACCTGGGCCTGGTGCGACGACCTGCCCGACATCTACCAGGTTGACGAGTTCCAGGCGCCCGGGCTCATTCCCAGCCTGTGGGCCGAGAAGATCAAGGCCTTCCGCGATCGCCATCACCCGATCCGGATGGTGATGGACTGCGGCGCGCTGGGCCTGCCGATCGCCGAGGAGTTCAGGCGCCGTCACGGCCTGCCGATCGAGGCGGCCGAGAAGACCGACAAGGCTGCAGCGCAGAACCTCATCAACGCCGACTTCAACCGTCAGCGATGCTGGATCCTGCGGGGCTCGAAGTACGGCTCCCAGCTGGCGGTGTTGCCGCGCGACCAGGACCGCCCGGAGCGCGAGGATCAGGACATGCCGAACGATCTGTGCGATGCGGGGCTCTACGGCTGGCGCGAGGCCATCCACTGGGCGCACCGCCCCGAGGTGGTGCAGCCGAAGCCAGGGAGCCCCGAGTGGCAATCCGCCGTGCTGGCCCGGATGAAGAAGGAACGGATGCGGCCCAAGAAGAAATTGTGGTGGCGCGGGTGAGACGCCTGAGACAAACGAGACACTTGACAAACCAGTGATACAAGTGAGACAACTTCCGCATGGGCGACACGGTCCTGAAGTTGAAGATCTACACCGGCACCATCACGGACGAAACTACTCCCACCATCGAAGGCCAGCACCTGACCAAGGAAATCCGGGTCAGGGCGCCGAAGTACAAGCACGGGTCGATCTACGGCCTGGGCCTGGCCGGCATCCCGCTTTCCATGTTCTCCAAGGTCTACTTCCTGATCTTCCGGCTCAATGCCGAGAGCACCGGTGCGACCATCAGCTGGACCGACAAGCCGACCGGGACCATCAACTCGAAGACCGTCCAAGAGGGCGTCTGCGAGATCATCCCGAACGTTGAGGCGGCCGGGTTCGCGGCGACTGGGACCGGAACCATCGTCGGTGAATACTGGGCGGTCGGGGAGTAGCCCATGACGATCGCGACCCGCTTTGTCTTTTACTCGGTAGAGCCCACCCTGATCCACTACGACGACAGCAACCAGACCGACAAGGAGATCACCCTCGACGCCTGCCAGAACCTATCGGTTCCAGAGATCACCGGAGAGCCCACGCTTGGATCAGCGAACGACGTGGAGAAGGAGCTGAACTTCCAGTCGGGCACCTTGGTGGGGACCGGATCGGTCGACCTGCTCGAGCTCGCCGGAAGCGGCTATCCGTACAGCTCGCTGGTTCTCGTGGTCAACGAGTCCAAGACCGCCTCCATCAACCTGTCCAATGGCACCGCGGTCGTGACGATTGATCCCGGGATGCCCTGCCTGCTGAAATTCAGCACCGCAGATGAAGAGCCCAAATGGTCGATCGCTTCGAGCGAGGACAACACCCCGGTGCTGATCCTTGCCTGCGGTGACTGGGAGGCGGTGCCCGCATGAGCGACAACCTCCAGAAGGCGTGGTGGCGCAATCAGGAGAAGGATCTCCACCTGGCGGTGGTCGCGTTCTGGAACTGGCTCGAGAGCAAGAATAGCTCTCGCCGGTCCAAACACGCAACCTGGCTCTCGCTCTACGAGGGCCGTCAGATCACAAGCCTCGACACCGACGCCTGGGACAAGTGGATCACGAGCGACGTCATCAAGCTGAACGTGATCTCCTCCATCCTCGACTCCCTGATCGCCGAGCTGGCCACCACCAAGACCCGGGCCATGTTCCTGACCTCGGACGGCAACTGGCGCAACCGCAAGCGCGGGCGCGGCCTGACCTACTTAGCGGAAGGCATCTTTGAGGACCAGGGCGTCTATGACGAGGCCCCCGAGATCATTCGTGACGCCCTCATGTGGGAAAACGGCATCCTGAAGATCTGGCCCGACTTCCAGCAGAACCGCGTGCGGTGCGAGCGGGTGATCTGCGACGAGATCTCGGTCAGCCCGATCGACGGGCGTTACCGCAAGCCCCGGTCGATCTGCGAGCATCGGGTGATGGGCCGGGCCCACGCCGCCGAGGTGTTCAGGGTCGACTACGCCGACCTGAAGGAAGCGGCCCTCCTGCGGGGCGCGAGCGGCTCGGTGGCCGACGACATCGACGAACCGATCTCCATCCTGGAGGCCTTCCATCTGCCGAGCGTCCAGGGCGGCTCCGATGGCCGGCACGTCGTCAGCACCAGCAACCGGACGCTGGTGGTCGCCCCGTGGAAAACCCAGCACCTGCCCTATGCGGTGCTGCGCTACGAGAACCGCCCCATCGGCTGGCACGGCATGAGCCTGGTGGAGCAGCTGCAGCCGATCCAGGACGAGATCCTGTTCGGCGTCCGCAAGGTCCAGCTTCTGCTGAACCAGGCGACCGCGCGGATCTGGGAGCCGGCCGAGGCGGAGATCGACGGCGACGGGGCCTACACCAACAACACCGACATCCCGGTCAACCGATTCAAGGGCGGCCAGCCCCCCATCATGCTGGCCGACACGACGGTTCCGCCGCAGCTCTTCAACTGGATCTGGGAGCTCTACGGAAAGGCCTACGAGCTGGCCGGCATCTCCCAGATGTTCGCGGCGGCCCAGAAGCCGGCCGGGCTCAATAGCGGAGAGGCCCAGCGCGTCTACAAGGAGAACCAGTCCAAGCGGTTCCTGGCAGTCGCGCAGCGGATCGACTCCTGGTACTGTCACCAGGTCGCCCGGCTCTGCGTCGAGAGCGCGCGCCAACTGGCGGAGAAGGATCCGGGCTGGCAGGTGACCGGGCGCGGGGAGCGGAACCGCAAAATCTTCCAGATCCGGTGGAAGGATGTTGCGGTCGACGAGGCCGATTACCAGATCATGGTGATGCCGACCGGGTTCTTGCCGCGCGACCCCGCCGGGCGCCTGCAGTCCATCAAGGAACTGGGCCAGACCTTCCCGTCGCTCATGGTATCGGCGGCCGAGCACCTCGACTATCCGGACATCGACGCCCTGATGTCGAACGTCTCGGCGCCGGCCCGCTCCATCGACTCGCAGATCGATCGCATCCTGGACGGGGAGATCGACGTTCGCCCGCTCCCGTTCATGGATCCCGTTCTGGCTGGCCAGCGCGCCCTCGCCGCGCGCCTGCGGGCCGACGACGACGGAGCCCCCGAGGAGATCCTTGACGAGCTCACGGCCTACCTGATCGCTTGCTCCGACCTACTGAAGAAAGCGCAGGAGCCCGCTCAGATGCCTGGGACCGCCCCCGGCGGCATCCCTCTGCCTGGACCGCTACCCGCTCCCGCCATGCCCCCTGGAGCCCCCGGGATGCCTCCCATCCCCGGGGCCATGTAGAGCAGCCCATGGGCAGGATTCTGGGACTCAAGCCAGCCCTGGTTGACCCCCGAGGCCGACTGCTGCGCCAGGAGGAAGCGGAATCAAAGCTCCCCGGCAAGGGTCGGGCCGAGGTTGTGATCGGCGAGATCTTCCCGTACAGCGGCAGCTGGTACCGGGTGGCCAACTACGGCCCCTCGGGCATCCAGGCCGTGTGGATCGGATTCACCAAATCAGGAGGAAAGCATGCCACTGCCGAACGCAGCACCGACACCGACGGCCCCGCCGGGCCCGACTCCGACTCCAGCTCCGAGC